ATGAACGAAAATTTATTTGAATACAGTGATATGCTGCGCTCTCCTATTGAAGCTTTTTGCTGTGGCACCGGATACTGGGAAGGTCCCGTTTCCTCCCACTGGCACTATTTTCTTGAACTTGTCTATGTGCAGGAAGGATCTGTAACGGTCAGCTGTAATGACAATACCTGTCTCCTGAAAAAAGGAGCCTTTATTGTATTTCCTCCGCAGGCAATGCACTCCATCTATCATACCGATGATAAGCCCTATGTTTACATCTGCTGTAAATTCAATCTCAACCGCATAAAACTTTCCGAGAATTATCTTCCAAATTTAAACTTTGCCTTTCACCAGATTTTAAACAGCACAAACCCTCCGCTGGTTTTTGATTCGGACAACCTGCCCGATTTTCCTGCTGAACTGTTTTTCACGGATATCTTAAAAGAGGTTCAGGAAAAACGCTACGGATATGATGCCTGTGTTTATGCCCAGTTCGCCCGGCTGATCGTACAGCTGCTACGTTTCTGGCTGGAACAGGGAATTTCTTTTGATACGGATCAGATCCCGGAAGTGGAGGAAGAAGCGATGCAGAATGTTTTGATGTATATCGATGATCATTCCCAGGAAAATATCAACATTGAATCTCTGGCACGCACGTATCATATGAGTTATTCTTACTTTGCCCGGCAGTTCCGTAAATACTATGGACAAAGCTGCAAGCAGTATATCGAATTTGTGCGGCTGAGCAAAGTGGAAAATCTCCTTTTATTTACCGGGCATGATTTAAGTTATATTGCGGGAGAAACAGGCTTTGCCGATTGCAGCCATCTGATCCGTACCTTTAAAAAACGCTATCAGATGACACCGAAACAGTTCCGCTTACAACATCAGAATATACGAAACTGACATTTCCAATCTATGGGATTTTTTTCTTTTTTTCCAAAATTTTTTTACTTTATGTTATACTATAGAAAACAAATCATAACGGAATAAGGAGGAAATCCCATGAAACGATTACACTTCACCAGATGCAGGACTTCTTTGCTTGCTGTTTTACTTGCCTTTTCCGTAGCTTTCGTACCTGTACCACCCATTTCTGATACAAGTTCCGATTCTGCTGCGCTTATCACGACTGCACAGGCTGCCCAAAAGAACACAAAAGACCGTTTTTCCATCAAAGAAGTTCCAAAATACAATGGAAAATCTTCTGTGGCTGTACATGGAAATAAACCATATTTCACCAGCCGGGAAAAGAAAAACACCAATACTTTTGAATCCTACCACAAACTCGACAAGCTCGGACGATGCGGTGTGGCCTATGCCAATGTGAGCAAAGACACCATGCCAACCGAAGCGCGCGGGGAAATCGGTCAGATCCGGCCATCCGGCTGGCACACAGTCAAATACACCGGTGTCGTGGACGGCAACTATCTGTATAACCGCTGCCACCTCATCGCCTACTGCCTTACTGCGGAAAATGCCAATAAAAAGAACCTGATCACCGGCACCCGCTACATGAACAATGAAGGTATGCTTCCTTTTGAGGAAAAAACCGCACGATATATAGACAAAACCAATAACCATGTCTTATACCGCGTGACACCGGTTTTTGAGGGCAGTAACCTGGTCGCTTCCGGTGTCCTGATGGAAGCTTATTCTGTGGAGGATCAGGGAAAGGGCATTTGTTTTTGTACCTACTGCTACAATGTACAGCCAGGTGTTGCCATAGATTATGCCACCGGTGACAGTCATCTGAGTGGAAAAAATAACCAGACTTCCCATAAAAGTTCTGCAAAGGAACACGCATCCGCGGTCTATATTTTAAATACCAACACCAAAAAATTCCACAAACCGGACTGTCATTCGGTAAAGCAGATGAGCAGTAAAAACCGAAAAAAATACAAGGGGCTCCGCAAGAAATTGATCAAAGACGGATATTCCCCTTGTAAAAACTGCAACCCATAACGGCTGCCCTATTTCCCAATGATTTCATCGGTATTGATAAACTCATACGGTGTCTGCTGGTAAACGTAATAAGATACTCATAAAGTCAAAAAACTAATGTTACAAATGTTGATTTTAAGCCATTTTACAAGATTTGTCTCCACGAGTACCAATTATACCACCATTGAATCTCCACGAAAAGAAACAATTTTGTTATTTGAAGCCATATTTTCGAACTGTTTTTCTGCTAATTCATCGCCATATTCTGAAATTCGATCAAGCTCCTTAGACACTTTATCCATCTCTGTCTCCATCTGTTTTGGCATAACTGATGTATACAAATCCATTGTCATTTGCAGAGATGCGTGTCCTAGATATGCTTGGACTGTTTTTGGTGCAATACCAGCTTCAAAACAACGTGTCGCAAATGTGTGTCTAAAACAATGCGCAGAGAATGGTTCTATTTCATCCAGATAATCTTTTGTAAGATTTACCTCTTCTATAATTTTGTTAATTGCTTGACATACAACTTGAGAATTTAATGGTGTGTTGAATTTTGACGTAAATAACAAATCAGCATACTTATCGTCAATTTTCTTTGTAATGGGTTGTTTGGCAGCAACAATAGACTTTTGAACAAATTGTTTCTTTAATGCTATTTCGCACTGCCTGTTGATTGGTATATCTCTTAAGCTAGTTCTTGTTTTGGGTTTTTCAAAATGATATTCCTTTTGACTGTCGCTTTCATATTTCTGATATACGAGAGTTCTAGTTATATGAATTACTCTACTATCCCAGTCAACATCTGTCCATCTTAAAGCAGCAAGTTCTCCAATCCTCATTCCTGTTGATACTGCCGTAACAAACAGATTGTCATAAAATGTTCCCTTACAACAATCAAAGAATACCGTTTGTTCATCCTGTGACAAAACTCTTACATTTTTTTCTTCATCTCTTTTTAATGATATTCCTTTTGCTGGATTCTTTCGCACATATTCGTTAATCATAGCTTTGTTAAAAATATCAACAAGAAGAATTTTTACCTTGTTGCACGTTTCGTATTGATACCCACTACTCTTTAATTCTTTGATAAGTTGTTTGATTTGATATTGAGTAATACTTCCTAATTGAAAATTCCCAAGACTCGGAGATATATGCTTATAATATACATTATTATAATGTCTTTTTGTGTTTTCACGAATAATATCAAACTTGTAAACGTTCATCCATTTCTTATACCATTCGTCAAGTGTTATATTGTCTTTTACGTTTATTTGCTTGTCATTTTCGTAAATCGCTTCATTATATCTCTTTTTAACATCTTTTAGATCTCTGCCTGAAATTGATACCCTTTTACCAAATCTATCTATATATCTTGCTTCATACCTCCCATTCTTTTTCTGTATTATTCCTTGTCCCAATTCTTTTCCTTTAAGATCTTTGCCCAATCGTATTTCCTCCTTGTATATGGCAAAGAACTTTTGCATGACTGTATTATATCACACAAAAGTTCTTTTTACCAAATTAAATAAAATGCTTTCCAGCTAAATATTTCTCAAATTCAACCCTTTTTACTAGATGTTTGTTTCCTACTTTTAATAGGAAGGGACATGCTTTTTCGGAAAGCAATTTTCTAATTGTTGTTTCTCCAATATTAGAGTATGTTGATGCTTCTGGAATCGTAAGATTTATTTTATCTTTAATTTCAACCGCCTGTTTTATGTATATCACCTCTTTACTTTCGTCCTGTAGAACCAAAACCACCTCTGTTTGTTTCATCTAAACGTTCTACTTCCTCAAACTCAATCTCTGGCTGAATTTTATTAATACGGAACTGGCAGATTCTATCGTTTTTATGAATTACTGTGGCATCCATAGCAATCACAGGAAGTTTCCATTCATCTGCGTCTCCCGAATATGAATTATCAATTACTGCAAAACAATTTGTCTGTAAGATTTTAAAGTTTTTATATGTACTGCTACGTGGTACAATATTGGCTTCATATCCGTCTGGTAGTTTCATTCCAACTCCAAGTGGGATTAGACGAAATTCACCTTTCTTCAGATGGATTGTTTCGGCTGAACGAAGGTCAATCCAATCTCCTTTGCTGATTTTCTCAATTTTATCAATATCCTCATCAAAATATTTAATTTTAATTTTCTCCATTTGTTTTATTCTCCTTGTCTTTGAAAATTTTGTTCATATCTAAAATATAATTAAACATATCTTTTATTATTGGATATATAGCTAGAAATACAATAATTGCGCCAAATATGACTCCAAGAAAAAATAACAGAAACCCCATAATACTATTCATTTACAACACCTTTAATCTCATCCACATAAGCATCAAACCCATTGTCGCAATCTCTTGTCTTAACCATTGCCATTCCGCTTTGAACAAATACTGCTTCTACAGTACATTCAACAAGAACTTTATCGCCTTTCTTTAATTTGTATAAATCTTCCATTTTCATATTTGTATTACCTCCTTTAATCGCAATATAAAACCATTTTGTTCTGAGCAAGAGACTGCTTTACATCAATAACATGCTGATTCTTACTACCACGATAAGCAAGTGTGAGATCTTTCTGCTCATCTATATATTCTCCGTCTATCACGACATCACATAAAGAAATTATCCGCTTGCGTTTTTCCATCAATCCATCATTATAAGATTCTTCAATATAATCAAAATCATCTGTTTCTACAGGTTGATAATTCATTATGTAATTCCATCGAAAACCTGTATATAACCAGATAGTTTTCTCAGGTAAAGAAATACGGATTTCTTGGACTAATTTGAGGACTTCATCAAGGTTCTGTTCGGCTAAACACTCACCACCAAGAAATGATACTCGTTTAATATATGGTCTATCAATTAATTTCATAAATCTATCTTTTATTTCTTCTGTCCATTCTTTACCACCATTAAAATCCCATGTATCAGAATTAAAACAATTTTTACAGCGAAATGGACAACCTTGGACGAAGAGGGAGACTCCAACTCCCTCTCCATTAGAAATGTCAAGATTGCGCATACTTGAATATCTCATATTATTCCTCCTCAATATCGTCAAGATGCGGTACTCTATCATGAATATCACCAAGTCTACCCTGATTCCATCCATTACGTGCCGTACCTTTGTATCCACAAGTTCTACGAGTAATATCCATAGTTCTTACATCTCTATTACCACAATTAGGACACTCCCAAATCAACTTACCACCTTCATCAATAAGCTTGATTTCTTTGCTCCATCCACATTTCTGACAATAATCACTCTTGGTATTTAATTCAGCATACATATTATTGTTATAAATGAATTTTATCACTTCAAGTACAGCAGGAATATTATTCTCCATATTTGGACACTCGATATATGAAATACTTCCACCTGGACTTAATCTTTGGAATTTAGCTTCAATACGAAGCTTCTCAAAGGCATCAATATGTATAAATACTGGGATATGATAAGAATTTGTGATGTATGTACGATCTGTAACTCCTTCAATAATGCCAAATCTCTCTTTTAGTTTTTTTGCAAACTTTTCCGTAGTTGCCTCCAATGGAGTTCCGTATAAGCTGTAATCAATATTTTCATCTATTTTCCATTGAGAGCATTTATTATTCAATGCTTGCATTACTTCAAGACCGAATTTTTCTCCAATACCCTCATCACAATGATAATGTCCAGTCATATACTTAACGCATTCAGCAAGTCCTGCATAACCAAGGGATAAAGTTGAATAGCCACCAAAAAGTAGTTTGTCAATTGGTTCACCCTTTTTAAGTCTTGCAAATGCTCCGTGTTGCCAAAGAATAGGAGCAACATCTGACTTTGTTCCACGTAATCTTCGATGTCTAATCTTTAATGCTTTATGACATAACTCTGTACGTTCGTCAAATATACGCCAAAATTCATTGAAATCTCCACCTGATGATAATGCAATATCTGGCAATGATACAGTTACAACCCCAGAATTGAAGCGTCCATAGAATTTCGGTTTACCGTTTTCATCATGCCATACTGTTAAAGCACTTCTACACCCCATTACAGGATAACAGTTGCCATCTTTCATCTCTTTCATAATTTTTTCCGAGATATAATCAGGAGTTAATCTCTTCATAGAACACTTAGCTGCCATCTCAGTAAGATACCAATATTTATCTTCTTCATGGATATTGTCCTCCTGAAGAACATAAATAACTTTTGGAAATGCAGGTGTAATGTAAACACCTTCTTCATTCTTTACACCAAGGTAGCTTTGACGAAGTTCCTCTTCAATTAACATAGCTAAATCATCTTTTTCTCTCTGATTATGTGCTTCATTGAGATACATAAATAATGTAATAAATGGAGCTTGTCCGTTAGTTGTCATGAGTGTTGTGATTTGATACTGAATTGTCTGAATACCTTTTTCAATCTCTTTTTTCAAGCGTTCTTCTGCAATTTTATTAATTACATTCTCTAATTCTTTTCCTACTAAAAGAGTATTAGCAATGTCACATAACTCATGTTCTACTTCTTTCTTAATTTTCTGTCTTGAAATATCTACGAATGGAGCAAGATGTGCTAAAGAAATGCTCTGTCCTCCATACTGACTTGAAGCGACCTGTGCAATAATTTGTGTTGCAACTGTACATGCTGTAGAAAAACTATGTGGTTTTTCAATCAATGTTTCGCTAATTACCGTACCGTTTTGTAACATATCCTCAAGATTAATAAGACAGCAGTTGTTCATATACTGAATAAGATAATCAAGATCGTGTACATGAATCAACCCATCATCATGAGCTTGTACTATTTCAGGTGGTAGGATATACCTTCTTGATGCATCTTTACTTACAATTCCTGCTAAATAATCTCTTTGTGTTGTATTAAGTCTTGGGTTTTTATTAGAGTTTTCATTATTCCAATAGTCACTTTCCCCACTCAATAATTCTGTAATTTCTGTATCAATTGTATTCTCATTCTCTCTCTGAAACTCACGAATACTTCTATATCCTTCATATGCTTTTGCAGTAAGTCTCTGTTTTTTGGTGATTAATTTATCATAAACCATTGATTCAATATCAGAGACACTTACTTCGTCTTTGTCCTTACACTCTTCTTCAATCTCATTTGCAATGTCATCTGCAATCTTTGGTTTTATAATACCTGAACCATTTTTCATTGCTTTAAAAATTGCAGTTGAGATCTTAGACTTATCAAAATCAGCTTCTGAACAATCTCTTTGAATTACTTTTACTTTTTTCAATATTTATATCTCCTTTCTAAACTACTGTTATGATTGCATAACCAAGTACACATGCTGCAATCGCTGCTACAGCTTTCCAATCAATCTCAAATTCTATACAATCTATAAAATTGAATTTCATTTTATCTCCTTTCTCTATTCCATAAGAAAATCAACCTTTCTTTTCATTTTTTAATAAAATCTGCAAAGCCATTATCCTCGTGACAAGTATATTCAAAATTATAATAACTCTGTTTCACTGGATTTGGTTTTGCGGTGGCACGAAAACAATCTCCTTTTACTGGACAATGTAAACTGCTACATAATGTCATATCTGGCATGATTACCCCCAATCTATTCTTCACAAACTAGAACCGTGTGCATCACTGAATCATCTAAATTTGCATGGGTTCGTTTCTGCTTAACAGTTTTAATATAATATTCTCTGTCTCCAACTTGAACTGTTACGAAATTGTCTTTATCATATAACGCATCAGCAAGACTTCGACAACTCATATATCCTGTGTATATCTCAATCACTTCCTTTCCTAATATCTAACCATATAAAAATCCTTCACATACTGCACAACATCATCCGCATGAAACATTAGATTCGTTGCTAAACATTCCTTGATCCAAGGGTGAGTCTTGTCAAAAATAGCATTATTTCTTTTGTGTTCTAATATTTCTGGCATGTTTGCATATGCAATAACAGGGATATTTAATCTATTTGCTTCATAAACTTCAATTGCTGTTCCAATACTTTCATTGATACCATTAATGTTCGCAATCACAATATCGCTTTGACGTACCATATTGAGATCAAACTGCATAATTTCCTTATCTGTATGACCTTCTATGTTATCAAAATCAAAATAATCGGCAGGATTGATGACCTGAATCATTGAATTACAACACTCTGCTGCAATTTCGAGTTTCTTCTTTAACATTTCTCTCCATGTGTTATATTCAATTTTTGTAAGACCGCCCATTTTGCCAGCTAAATAAATAGTCAGTTTATTACTCATCCGCTTTCTCCTTCAAAATTTTTCTGTACCAATAGTCAACATTACTGATAACATCCTCAATATCATCAGATTGATTATTGTATACGATTCTATCCGCAAGCATTTCAGCACCATTAAAATCCTTAATATCAGCTTTCATACGCCTTTCAACCTCTTTTGGATTATCGCCACGAATAGACAATCTCTGTTTAATCGTGTTTAAATTACTATATAAGTAGATGACAACCATAGGGATCTCTATTGCTTGCAAATCTCTCATACCATCAGGCGTAAGAATCGCTACGGTATCATCGTCTGCGTCATAACAATCCGTTAATGCAGTGCCATAATACCAAACACCTTGCTCAGTATCATATTTCTTCCATTCTGCAAAAAATCCATCTTCAATTTTCTGTTCAAAATCTTGTTGAGAAATAAAATGATATGTAATATCCTGCTTTTCGTTTTTTCGTGGTAGTCGAGATGTAAATGTTACCAGACTTTTATAACCATGTTCTTTTACTAATTTATCTCGCACAAATGTTTTACCACTTGCGCTTTTACCAATAAAACAAAGAATAATCAATCACCTTCTTCCAAGATATTTGTAATTCTACCATCTTCAATTAGTGTTGTTTTGCCATATTTGAATAAATTCATGCAATCTTCTAATGTAATTTCATCTAACTCTAATACCTGTGAATAATTAGTCATTCTTCATATCCTCCTCTGTGGCAAGTTTTGCATATTTCCACGATATCATGCTATCATCTTCCCCACTCCAAGATGTTGTTCCACTTGTCCATGTATAAATCTTGCCATTTTCGTATTTCGCAAAATGTCTTTTCGCCCATGTTTCATTTTCTCCATCTCTGACAAAAATTGGTGTATCTACTGCAACTTTAATCCAGTCAATAGGAGGTTCGACATATTCTTTGTTTAGCCATAATTTAAAAATATTTTGTCTTTTACTCGCGCAATCACAATCTTTATCAAGATAATCATAATCACAATTTTCACAATATGTTTCATTACATAGCTTTGGGACTCCTTTTACTAATGCAAAAATATTTCTTTTTATCGCCAAATCAATAAGTTCTTCTTTATATTTCTCTCTGTTTGTCATTCTTTTTCACCTCATATTTCTTACAAATTTCAGCAAATTCACTTATCTCATTTTCATCATCAGAGTAAATGGTCATCTCTAATGGCTTACAATGAGATATATTTAGTAATCCTAACATAGATTTTGCATCGACAACACGTACACCGTACCTTGCATCAACTTCGCTATTTAATTTGTTTATAGCCACTACAAAATCTTTTGCATCATTGATACTTTGTAAATCTAATTTATATGTTCTTTCCATTTTCCTTTTTCACCTCCCTAAAACAAACCCCACTAATAAACATTAGATCACCTTTCCATATACTTTAACTTGCTTTACAGTAGATTCCCATTCTGGACAGCAAGAAGATATATCACCATCACGTTTTGCATTACGATTTAAAGCATTCCTGTCTACAATAAATTCACTAAGACAATTTGTAGATGTTGTGATGATATTCGCAGAATCAGTGTGTTTATTTGCCTTCTGATCAGCCATAATACAAGGAATTACTTCACCATTTGCTAAAATCAAGTCAAAATACTGACCAATCTTACATTCAAAATGTGAACCAATTGCTACACAATATCTTCCATTTACCATTCGAATACCATAATCGCCTGTATATGCTTTCTGTTGAAGCTTATATTGCTTGGATGACTTAGCAAAAATACTAACGGTTTGATACGTTCCATCTATTTTCTTTTTAATAGCATATGGCATCCAAGTTTTATTCTTAACACATGGAACGTTGTAGATCCTGTAATTGATTGGTTTATCAGATACATAGTCTTTATGGATATAGCCAATTTTGTTATCAAGATCGACAGTATACCAACAACCGTTTGTAAGCTCGTTTTCAATGATAATAACTTTTTCATTAAACGAAACTTGTTTGATAACTTCTGAGTTCTTGCTTGGCTGCTCTCGAATGTTCACATATGTACCTTTTACATATTTTTTCTTGTACTTAATTTTCTCTTTTGATTGAGATAACAAGTTTAATTGATTGCTGAACCCTGCCGTAAGACAGGGCGTGACTGTTATGCAAGGTTTTTCGTCATAAACCTCTGCTTGTGCTGTTGGAACAGAAGTTGTGAGAATTACAACAACTGCCATTCCAAATGTCATTTTTCGTAATAAAATACATTGCCTCCTTTGTGCTATTGGTACGTTACATTTGTATATTCTCTGTTTGAATTGGGAATATTTAGCGAATTGTTAATTATAAGAAGGTTCAGATTTGTCATTTCTCACGATTTCAAAAATAGGGAACTGAACAGAAATTCCACCATTTTTATTCTTTGTTTCACCTTTGAATTTAATCTGCACAATTTTACCAATAATCTCATCAGGATTGTTCCAATAGTAATTTCTTTGCTCATCAGTAAATCCAGATCCTACACCGAGTTCACATCCTTTGTAATCGCATTTGATTAGACCAAGTGTACCTTTATATTTACCATCACCTTCGACAATATCAATACAGCGAATGTCAGCATGTTTAAATGACTTAACTTTAAGAATTCCGTTGTTTCGTTTATTCTTCCATTTAGTATCCTTATTGAGCATCAAACCTTCCCAACCATTCTTGTCAGCTTTATCAAGCAGTGGCTGAATAACTGATTTATCAGTTCCTTCATATATAATAGGAACAACTTCAAGATTATCTGTCTGAAGTCGAGAAATTGCTATTGTTAGTGGATTTAAAATTTGTTCTCTACGAGCTTTATATTTTAATTTACTCTCGCCATTTTCAAATTCTTCATTTGGGATACATTCATAGATTACAAATTTAATGCAAGATTTATCAGAATCGTCAGAATTGATAATACCAGTTCCAATTTGGAAGTTGTCATTATCAGAAAGATTATCATAATTTTTACGAATTAGTTCACCATTAAACATATAATTTTCATGTTTAGGTAATTGTTCAATATCTTTAATAATATGGTCAAGACCTGTAAATGGTTTACCCTGTCGACTGATTAACTGCCCTTTATAATATGCACAGTTATTGCCATTAAGTTTTTTGGACAAAGCAAACCATTCATTGTCTTTTGGTTCATTCTTTTCAGAAATAGGATATGCTTGCTGTACATCCCATGATGGAATCAAACCATGAATTACACTGTTTACAACTTTCTTATCACAGCCAAGACGAAACTTTTTTGTAACCATCTGTTTATAAAAGTCTTGATATTCTTCTGATTGATTTTCAATAAAGAATCTTACAGTTCTTATATCATAATCACTTCCTGTATTATTCTTTTTTAGATATTCCATCAACATCTCAAATGAATTGCAAACATCATGCCCAAGGATAAAACAATCTTTACCTAATTTCTTATCGCTGATACCAGTTACAATATTTGAATCAAGCAGAAATACTAAACATTTTTTGAATAGCTCATTATCTTTATTCGCTGTAATAATAGCTTTCTTATCGTTTGTACTATTTGTATTTTGTATCTGTTTGAAAATTTTAATTACTTCTTCCATTCTACCTTTCCTCTCCACAATATTCTTTTAAGTATATAAGCATTTCTGACTCTTCTGGGAAGAACGGATCTCGCTTCTTTTTATTCTGTACCCAACTTAAAAAGTTCATCCAAAATTGTCCTACTCTCCAATCAGGAAAGTATGTCATATGCAATCGTTTTACTTCATTATAAAAACCATATAATCTATTCGTATTTCTAATATTAATCACCTCCTATGAAATGAACATTTACTATCCTTCATACATAATCAGTTTTTTTGCATATGGAAGAGACTCTACCCATTTACAAAACGTATCAGCCCACTCCTCTTTGAGTCTATGATGTCTGCGCTGAAAATACATATTACGAAGTTCTGCATAATTTGTATCCCATGTTCTCATTTGTTCAAATCCTTCAGGTAGCATACGCTTTGCTCTGATAAGAAGTCTATCCATAGCTTCTGTTTTTTCTTTTGAAGCTTTTTCATTTTTTTGAATCGTCTTATATTTTAATCGTAGAGATTCAAGTTTGTTTACTGTATAATTCCACCAATCAATATCTTCCTCGCAAACAACAAACATATCTAATGTAATAGGTTCATCGTTATTAAGTAGCTTATGCATTGTCGAACAACTGTTTTTTGCATTGAAATGATATGTGTCAGCTTCGCTCCACCAGTATCTAGGCATATTTGTATCTACAGCTACATGAATCATTCTCATAAATTTACAATGCTCAGAACCAGCTTTAATAAGACTCTGTGCAAGTTTCATATCATTTTCACCGATGTAGAAATTAACTCCATACTCAGTAAAATAATTTTTTAATTCTTCATGATACCAAGTACCATCCCAATATAATTTTCCGCTATCACTTCTATCCCAACTATTCTTTGGATTTCTCATCCCACGGAGACTGTGTTCAAGTCCCCATACCTCTGTATTCTCAAATTTCAAATTTTAATCCTCCTATTTTTTAATTTCAATGAAAGTTTAGTTTATTTTTACTTACTTATTCTCTCTCTTGCTATTTCAAAATATTTTTCATCTAATTCAATTCCAATAAATTTTCGATTAAGATTCTTACAAGCAACACCAGTTGTACCAGAACCCATACAATTATCTAAAACAAAATCACCTTCATTGGAAAATGTCTTTATAAGTTCTTCACAAAGCAACAATGGTTTCTGAGTTGGATGTAGATTTGAAGTTAGACAGTCTCTTTGAAACTTCCAAACCTGTGTTGGATATCTCCATCCATTATCCTTATATTCGATGACTTTCTTTTCGTTTTCATCCGTTAATTTGCCTAACTTGCCGTTTTTAACTTTATTGGTTCGTGGCTTGCCATCATATTTCACCATCTGAGGATTATATGTACACTGTTTTTTATAAAATACTGATATTGTTTCAACTGTTTTTCCGACTCTACGTTTTACTTGATTGATATTTGTAAGTCGTTCTTTCTCCCAGTAAATATCATATTTATAATTATCAATGTTACTATTCCTTAACAACGATGAAAATGGTTCTTGTCCAAATAACACAATCGCAGCATTATCTTTTGCAATACGATCATACTGTTCCCACAATTTATCAAAAGGAATAATAGTGTCCCACTTACATTGCGTTGTACCATACGGTAAATCGCATAGAATCATATCAACCGATTTATCAGAAATATTTTTCATAATCTCTAAACAATTTCCTTGCCATAATTCGTAATTACTTTCCAAATTTTTAGCTCCTTTCATTTATTTTTCAAAAGAAATAATGGATTCTTGCTACTATATTATTCTCCTTCTAAAATCTCTTTTGGACAGTAAATAATCTTCTTACCTGCTTTCTGTGCTTTACGAATTGTTGACCAAACACCACCAGATTTATTGCCATCCCAAATTGCAAGAAGTACATCACAATGATCAACCATATATTGATCTCTCACATTGTCACAACCTTTATAGAATTTATCAGCTAATTCAATCCATTCATCAGCTTCGTTTTTGAGCTTGCTGTAATATTTATTTGATGAATTATAATCTTTGCAAGGTAAAATACAGTGTAATTTTAAATCTCTGTTCTTTTCAAATTCTTTAGAAATACTTCTATAACTTTCTTTTATCACACAAGTATTTAGACCAATTAAAATATCTGAACCATTAGCCATTCCACAATACACATCAGAAACATCTAAAATCTGATTAAATATCCAATGACCTATTTTTGCCCATTTAAGATCTAATTCATCGTCTGGTAATCCTAATCTCTGAGGTCTATGACCTGTTAATGCTACTCTCATTTATTACCTCCAATCTTCCAAAGAAACTGTCGATTCTTGCTAATCTTAATTATTGTTAATAATTACATTTTCATAATTTCTAAGCACATCTTCAATTTATTAAAAATTTTTTCATCATCAAAATGGAAATCTTCACTTTTTATCTTTGGTAAAAATTCAGATAGACTATCTATAAAAAAATTCCTGAATCCAGTAATAGAATTAATGCTTTTAATAAATTTTAACGCTTCTTCATAATCAAGACCGTCTTTTTCTATATCTTTTAAAACTTCTACTCTGACTTCTTCTTTCAATTGTTGAGTTGTCTTTTCGTCAAGAATTATTTCTCCTGTTAATTTCATAATTCACCCCCTTTTTATTATTTCAGGTACAATATATAGCGTTTTTAGTTGTTAGTTTTGTACTATATATTGTGTCCAAAGTAAATCCGTCTTTCATTGGCTTTTTGAGTCTCTGAAACGCCCTATTTATGGGCATTCCAAGACCTCAATTTTCTCAAATATGAAAATACTGTTCATTGTTTCAATGAATACTGCACTTGCTGTACTGATTATTGATACAACGCTACTTGTTCGCAAACACATATTGCTATAATCTGAACCATCAGCATTTTTAAGATAATTTATAATCATTGGTTTTCCAAGTTTAACATTATCCAAATCTAGCTCTACAGTTCTTCCAATTCTCATCGGATATCTGCCATCGGTTCTGTCTTGACCTCTTTCACCCTTTGTTCCTGAATGAGTTATTTTTGTTATTTTATATTCCATGTAATTCCTCCCACTGCATTATTCTCTTAAAATATTAACTTTGGATGAGCTGTATCATATAAACACTGCTGTAAGTGAGTCTGTTTCTTACTTACGCCCTCTTTGCTGATAGCCATTCTCAAAGCACCAGTTTGAGCAACCAAATCGCATTTTTTCTTTGCTCTTGTAATTCCTGTATATAATAATTCTCTTGTTAAAAGGGAATATGATGAAAAATCAATGCCGAAAATAACATGATCGAACTGAGAACCTTGAGACTTGTGAACTGTAATCGCATAACCAAGTTCAATACTATTAACTTGTGTTCCTTCTACATATACCTCTCCAATACCCATAAATGAAATAAGCACTGCTTTATCTTCTGGAAATACCTTTTTAATAATACCAAGATTACCATTAAAGATAGGTGGATTGGTTTTGTATGTATTCTGTGTATTGATAACTTTGTCTCCTTCTCGAAGAATTGTTATTTTGCCCTGTGATACAACCTCAATCTGTTCTTTATTGTCGTCTTCTGGATTATATAAATCCTGAATTATATTATTGATGTTATAAGTGCAAGCATCACCTTGTTTCTTAACAGGAACAAGTATCTGAGTTTCCATAACATTGAAGTTCTCTGTGTTCATTGCTTCTGAAAATTTCTGCATTATTTTATAGAAAGTATTACTCTTATCTGAATAACAATCTAATGATAAATCCTGCAATTCTCCTCTTGTCTCTGTACCAACCCAGTCTTTTTCTACAATCTGTATTCCTTTACGAATACGTCTTGCTTCTGTAACAATGGCTGATGCTGCTGCTTGTCTATGTACTTGACTAAGATATACTGTAGGAATCTCAGGAGAATTGATCATATCAAACGCAATGTTGCCACACCCAATTGATTCTAACTGTCCCATATCTCCAAGACAGATAAGCTTTGCACCTGAAGGGATTGCTCTTAAAAGATAATAGAAAAGATAAGCATCAACCATTGAAATCTCATCTACGATTACAATGTCAACATCCAATGGGTTTTCATCATGATATGTGAAACCATTCTTGCCCCCATCATCAGTACAAGGATATTTAAGCAATCTATGAATTGTATATCCTTCTTCTCCTGTGATTTCAGTCATTCGAGAACTTGCACGACCAGATAAAGCACACTGTACATATACATAATCTTTCAATGCTTCAAGAAAAGCAGACACGGATGAACTCTTACCTGTTCCAGCTTCACCATGAATAACAACTACATTGTTTTCAAGTGCTTCTTTTACACCCATTCGCTGTTCTTCTGTAAACTGCCAACCATTCTTATGCTCGACATGTTTGATTGTATCTTCCCAATCGCCATATGTAATCTCTGATTTTGCATCTCTTAATCGGATTAATTCTTTGGCAATTTTATCTTCAATATTGTAGAATTTTCTAAGACCAATCTGTGTCTTATCTTCATTCCACCACAGCTCATCACCCATATCATGAATTGCTTCTGTAATATTCATATCAGGAACATCTTCGCCAAGTTCATCAATAATTGCCCCCATTAACTCATCAGGTGTAATCCATGAACAACCATCCTGACCAGAATCTTCAAGATATTTGTAAATAAAAGCACTAATACGTTGAGAACAAAATTCTTCCATTCCACTATCAAGAGCTATTTTGTCTGCCGTTTTCCAACCAATTCCTTTTACTTCATTACATAAGATATATGGATTATTTTTAACCTTTTCAACAACTAAGTCAGGTGAATTATATCGTTCCATTAATCTATTCACCATATTGTTCGTAAGGTTATACTGCTCCAACTCTGAGAAGATTTTTGCTAAATGGATATTTCTATTAAATCTTTCAATCCATCGTGCAGCCGTGTCTAATCCACAACCTCTGACCTTTACCAAATCTTCTGCTTTGTTGTTCTTCAAAGAATCAAATGGATCATCCAATGCATCATACATATTTTCAATCTGAAGTGGGGTAAACAAAGTGGACAAGAATTTCTTCTGTCCAACTTTGTCATTCTCATTAAAAGTAATGGCACTATAGATTGATATGATATTGTATTGTCCTCCCCATTTGGGATCTTCTACATAATCTGCCACTAATACATATGGATTACCTTCAACCAACTGTGGCATTGTACCTTTGATTATGATTTGATTGAATTTGTCGGTCTTAGGTTTACCCTCTTTGACCTTATCTACTGAGACAACAGCAATTCCAAATTCATTTTTATAAAATCGTATTCTCTCTACACTACATATAATTTTTATTCTATTTTCTGATGCCATTAGTCCTCACTTTCCTTTTAATCAACTTTTGTTCTTTCAGATTGAAGTAGCAGTGTACCATCTAAATGTATCTCTTGAACTTTATTTACTGTATGCTGGTAAATTGTGTCTTTGTAAATCATTGGTCTGAAACTATCGTCTCTTCTGATTCCTGCCACAACAATCTTTGAACCTCTACTTAACCAGCTTCTTTCAAGTACGGTCTTCTTATCACTATTCGGATCAAGCTTTGCTGAAATTTGTTTATTATAAAATGCATAATGACCTTTATTAAACTTCACATGTACTGCACCATACTTTGTAAGAAGTGTAACCATACAATGCAAATTATCAGCATTGATAATTGTTCCTGCTATTCTTGAAATCTTAAATTTAGGCATTTTCTTTGGTGAACCATCAATATAGCGAGTGTAATAATCGTAAGGTTCTGGTTCTTCTGGTAAATCGAAGAAATTAACTATGCCATATAGTTCTTCATTAATATTCTCCAATTCATGCTCACCATCATAGAAACTTAATGCTTGCATAGACCAAGAAGGTAATGTACCATCAGCATATTGATTCCAAACAGTTTTAAATAAAGCTTCATTATAGAGATTTAATGTATCAGTATTATCAAACCAATCCTTTAATGGCTGAATGTATTTATCAACTTCTTTAGTAAACAATTTTTCTGATACGATATAATATTCTCCTTTTATTTTAACTACTGAGTCTTCTGTGAAATGTTCCTTGAAGAAAGGCTGAGAATTGTTGTCGAGAATATAATAACCATCATGATATCCTCTTTTTGGTACTTTCTTTCCTTCGTCTATATGCTTTTCATACAATCCTTCATCATCTAAAACATATTTTTTGAAATTAACCATACGTTTTGCTAAATCTAATGATTCAGGAATAATACCCAATTCTGTCATTTTTGCGAACTGTTGCATTGTAATTTTGTCACTTGGAGTAAAAGCATAGTTTTTTAAATACCAACGCATTGTTTCTTTTCTATCTGATGAGTGCAATTCTGTAAAGCAACCAGCTTTAATTAATTGAACCATTTTTGACTTGGTAATAAGCTTTGTATCAAGCATTTTACGAGCGAAATCTTCCATAGAATTAAATGGTCTGTTCTGAATAATTGCTTGTACAATATCATCGCCTATACCATTGATACCCTTTAGTCCAAAAATGATACGATTGTTCTCAACATCTGCTTTAAAACCAAAGTCTGCTGAGTTGATAAGTGGAAGTTCTACTTTAACATTCTCTTTTTGAACAGCCGCTATTGCTACTGCCATCTTTCCATAATTGGTAGAATCACCTGCATTTTCATCTACTGCGCCAGAATCTACAATTAAATTCGCTGTCTGCCAGTAAATCGGGCTGTATTTATAACACAAATTCAGCTCTTGAAGACCTATAATCGAGTAGGCTAGTGTATGACTTTTATTGAATCCATATCCTCGCTGGGTGCAAATAAGCACATTCCACACATAGTTCGTTAAATTCTTTGATAAATTCTTCTCTTTCGCATTAGCAAAGAACTCTTCTTGTAATTGCAAGAACTCTTTTGGTTTCTTCTTTGCAACCGCTTTTCTTAACCTATCACCCCAAGCTAGTGAGAAACCACCAATCTTCGGATGCATTGTTAAAAGTACCAAATACTCCTGGGCTTCACAGATACCAAATGATACTCCAATAATATCTTTCAGAATATCTTGTTCTTCTTGTGTCAGACCATATTCAGTCATTTCATCATACCAATACTGGATATTTTCTCTAAAACGAGCATATTTCTGTAATGGTGTTTCAGCACCTTTTTCCTGTGCCATAAGTCGCAATACTGAGTTAATGGTTGCTAATTCATCAACAGAAGCAGGTTTTGCTAATGCAACCGCCTGTACACCACTCTCTTTCTCCATCTGAAAGAATGACATTACTTTGTGATTCCAAAGCATTTCCCACATATCTTTAGCATTACGTTCCAAAGTATATACACCAATATATTTTTCATAAGTAGCTTTCAATGAACCTTGCCACTCTATTACATTATTCTCCAAAAGCAGTTCCAACTCTGCTTGCATTTTATCCAAAGCATCAATACAAAGAAGATCGACCTTAATAAGAGAACAATCCTCACACATATGTAAATCAAACTGAGTAATAACATCACCTGAATTTGTTTTCATAAGTGCTGTTGTATCTGTAAATGGTCTATCAACTAAGATAATTCCACCTGCATGTGAACCTACACCATTGACAAGTCCTTCTATCTTCTGTGCAGCTTCCCATAATTCAGGATATTTATTCATTTCTGTAACAAATTCTTGTACAGGTGGGTTATCATCATCACCATAATACATTTGTGATAAAGTTCTTAATTGACCTCTATCAGCTACAATTAATGAACTAATATACTGAGCTATATCATTATCAATCTTCAAACCACGAGCTGCTGTTAAGATAGCACTTCTACTCTTTTCAGTTGATAGTGTCATAACCTTACTAACTCTATCTTCTCCATATGTATCTTTCATAGCCTGAATAACTGCTTCACGCTTTGAACCACATATATCAATATCAATATCCAAAACAGAAGCACGTTCTGGATTCAAGAATCTCCAAGGATACGTCTTTGTTTTTTCTCTTAATGGATTAATCTGTGTGATACCAAGAATATTTAATAGACAGAAACCTACACCAGAACCTCGACCAGCCCCTACTAATGTACCTGCACTCCAAGCAATCTGCACATCAATAGCAATCTGAAGAAGATATTTAGACCAACGAACCTTCATTTTTTCGGATGAATCCTTTATATAATGAAGACATTCGTTTATTTTTTCATAAGCTTCGTCTGTTTGGTAATAAGGATCTGTGTTAATATAAGCGACAATATCTCTTACTAAATGCCTATCACAATCGTATTCAGAATGATAAAACTCACTTAATAAAGGGATTTGATTCTTAAACTTTTCATACAACTCTTTGTTTGGTTCAGAAGTATTTAGTGGAATGTACGGAATATCGAGGTCTTTTGTGAGTTTGTAATATTCTGCTTTTTCATATATAAGCATTGTATTGTCTAATCCTTTTTGGACTATATCGTGACCATAGTATTCGTCCATATATTCATGAATTTCTTCTTCACTCATGATATAAGTGGTAGAATAAAAATCATCTACTTCTCTATCGCCCTCTTGAGACTCCAAAAAGATTTTATGTATCTGTCTATCTTCTTTTTTAAGATAGTGTGCATCCGTTGTAATAATATATGGTGTTCCTGTTTCTTCTGATAATTGAATTAATTTATGATTGACATAGATTTGCTCCATCATATGAGAAGGTTGCAACTCTAAAAAGAAGTATCCTTCACCAAATATCTCATTCATATATGCAATCCAATCTTTACAAGATTGCCATATTTTTTCATATTCTCTTGGATTTGCTCTTTCTAAATCCTGAAATTGTAAAAGTCTGTGTGGTAAAGCTCCCCCAAGACAAGCCGAGCTTCCGATAATATCTCCTTTATAGTTTTCCATCATTTCTTCAAGATCACTATAATAAGTAGGAACTCGCATCATGACATGCATAAAAGAGTTCTTAGTCCAAGCTTTTGTGCTTAATTCTCTAATGCCTTGATGCCCATGAGCATTTAATGCTACTAAAATAAAATGAGGATATCTATTATTAAATTTATTCTCGGCAGTTACATCTTCTGTACACAAATATATCTCATTACCAAGAACAACTTTAAAATTCTCCCATCCTTCTAAATCCTTGTGACTATCATAGTATTTAAGTGCATCTAAAGAGGAAGTGATAGACTCATGTTCCGTAAAGCAAATGCCAGCATGACCTAATGAGTGAGCATACTCAATCATTTCAGGCACTTTATTTATAGAATCTCGAAGTCTTAAATTACTTCCCTCTGCACTATGGTTATGTACTCCAAAAAAACTCACTCAAATCCTCCTCTTATAACTGTTTTAATAAGCTTCTAACTGGTTCTCTTCCATAATTCTCTTTCAACCAATCAATATATCCTTTATCCTTTTGTGCTACTTCCACAAGACGTTCATCCTTATACTTACCAAAATTCAACACATAAGTATCTAAAGGTGGTAACTCAGGTTTCTTCCATTCATCAAACTCCATGTCTAACGGCTTTCGTGAAGCAAGATAATCAGCCAAATGAACAATCTCCTGATATTTATTTGATGGTTTTGGAAGCACAATTCCAGCATCTTTTGGTTTGTTTGAGGTTGTCCATTGCCCCATATGAGTTTCAATCGCATTAGCAATCAGCTCAATTTCTTTATCTGAAATAACTGCATCTTCTTTGTGCTTTCTAACCGCTTCTGCCATTAACAACGGATGATCAAATACTGTAAACACTTCCTTTACATCATCACTTGCACCTGATTTTCTACCATCGTGTACCAAACCAGCACATCTTAATAAATCTCTTTCTCTATCAGTGAATTTGTTCTGATACTGCTCAAGACTGAAAAACCAATTAAGGAATCGTACAACTGCAATACTGTGTCTCATCAATCCACCATCGCCCAATGCGTATGCAGGATGGTACTTGCCTGTAGACGAGGCAGGTACTTCCCACCAATACAAAGGAAGTTCTGATACCAAGAGTTTACAGAAATCTTTAATATCTTCATTTTCAAACGAGTCATAAATAGGCTCAATCATTTTCAACTTTTCTTCTGTCATTAAAATACCAACTTTCTTTTCTTCTCTGTATTATTATTCTCTAAAGCATTCCACTTTTTATTGACTTCAAATGTCTTTTGAGCTGGTGTCCACTTTGAATAGTATTCGCATTCGTTTTTATAAATAGTTGCTTCTGGATTTGTTGTGCAGAAATTGCACCAATGACATAATGGCGTAGGCTTCGGAATAAACAGATTTTTATTCTCACTTGCTTCAATATCACCAAACACTTTATCAAGTGCTTTGATTAAACGTTTTTCCCATCCTTTTGTAAGAGCATATTGTTCATCGTCTATAAGGATGAATCTATACTGCGATTCAATAGGCAATTCACCAAATTCGTTTAAAATTGCAAGGGCATAAATTCCAAACTGTAATGAGGTTGCCAATTTACTTTGATCGTATATTTTCTTGGAAGTCTTATAATCAACCGTTCTATATTGACCATCCTTTACATCAATTCGGTCAATAAAACCTTTTAGAATAACTTTGTTATCCCATACAAATTCAAAAGGTTTTTCAAAATATGTAGGTTGCCAAGTAGTATCTTCCATTTCTTCGTGTAACACTTTATCAAATAGCTTTATTTTTTCTTCATATGAAGCACCACTCGCATTATCAGCTTCGTGCCATACTTCAAAATATTTTCTTCTTAGCTGTGCTACACCTAATAATTCTTCTTTGGTTTTTTCGTCTGTTTCGGTCACTCCATTCTGTAGAATATCATTTAACTTGTCATAATCTACTGCTTGACCAGAAGCAATCATCCTGCCCTTCTGTTCCAAAACATAATGACACAGACTACCCAACTCAAGTGCAATTGAAGTATCCTGTGAATACTTCTTATCTATATATTTAAACTTGTACTGAAGAGGACAATTTTTAAAAACTTCGATTTTACTATATGAAAATGTAGGTAAACCTTTGTCCTTATCAGTTATAGGTCTTACTCTATCTTTTAATTCTTGCAATTACTTCTCCTTCTTTGATTCTTTCAACACTCTATTAACTTCATCCATTGTGATAACAATCTTCTCATCTAATAATTCCAACAATGTTTCTTTTCCCATATCTGTAGGACTGGCTTTATAAGGCAATCTATTCTCACCATCTAACAACAAACAAACTTTGCAATATGGCACTAATCCTGCTACTTTTTTTACAAGTTTGATATAATAAATCTCTGCTTCAAAAGAATGTGCATCCTGGTATTCTCTATCAAAAGCCACAATCACTTCTTCACATTTGAGATATTGCAATAATATTTTTTGCTGAGTGACAGTAATATTACTTCCGCAAGTTGCTACTGCAAATGAATCTTCTCCAAAGTATGAATAATTTTGCATACATCCCTTTTCTGATTCAAGTAGCATTGCTTTTCGTATTGATTTAATTTTGTTTTGGGTAACATTGATTCCGTATAGATTTGAACCTAATTGATGACTAAGAAACTTCCCACTTATTTGAAGCGGAACATACTTTCCTACTCTTTCAATATCAGATTCATCAAGATAACGACCTCTAATTCCAATCAACCGATTGTCTTTGTCCCGATGTGGAATTACGATTTGGTTGGTCAATCCATAATAACCAATCTCATATCTGCTCAAAGCTTCACGAGAAATATTGTCATTTAACCAATCTTCATGAGGTGCATAATAGAATGTGTCTAAGATATTTTCACTAATTTCAGACAATGTAGGTACTTCACGCCTATTCTTTTTTACTGACTTCAAACGATTAATCCATTCAAAATCATTAATACGATTCTTTTCTTTCTCAATCTCATCAGCATTTGTAACAGCTAACTTTCCTGTAAGTTGCCCAATAAAATGTAACGCTTTATACCATGTAACTGTCTTCCCTTTAACTCTATTGGCTCTAATTACTAATTCAACAACATTAAAACTATCTGAACATTTAGAGTAACAATGAAAAGTTCTTCCTTTGTACCCTTTATCCTCGTTTGGTTCGTGATAATAATACAATTTCCACGAATCTGATCCGTGACATACCGACTGGAATATTAAATCGCCATTACTATCTGTTTTTGGATAACTAGAGCCAAAATAAGTAACAATTTTTATTATATCTTCCTTAGTAAGTGAGTTAAGAATTGCATCCTTATCTAAATACATACCCTCACCTCACTTACCAGTTTCCCCAACTCTTCTTATCAGTTGGTTCTTCTTCCTGTTCTTCATCAATCGGATTATCAGGTACTTGAGATAATAATACAGAATGTTCCTTAATCTTCTCTTCTACCTGCTCAATCTTTGTAAAGTCCATATCAATTAACTCGAAATCATAATTCGTTACAAACAAGCACTGTTCTGTCATAGTACCCAAATCAATTTTTGTCCAAATAATGATTCGTGTTAATCTTCCTCGTCTGACTTTGTATACCCAATGACACATATTAGGTACAGGCATATTAACCATTTTATGTAACACTGATTCGATTTTTTTTTTCTCTGCTTTGGTGGGAGCCATTGAAATAACACCCATATCCAATTTATTCGCCAATGCTTTTGAACCAGCTAACAAGTTCTGATCCTTATACTGTGCATTTTGTGCTTCACCATTTAACTGAGAAGCAGTATAAATAAACACATCCAACTGTTGAGCGATTGTCTTTAATTCGGTTGCAAATACCAATAATAACTGATGCTCTTTCAATCCCATTCCAGATTTACTATTTACTTCTGCCATTAAACGTAATGAGGTATGAATATAGTCAAAGAAAAAATACCTAACAGAAAATTCTCGGTTGTATTTTTTTATCTGGTTTTTAATGTCTTCAATGGAAAAATCAGGAATATGTACGATATATAATGGACTAGATTCGATATAAGAAATGGCTTGTTGAACTCTTTCTAATTCTCCTTGTTCATATGTACCATATAGAATATGTTCCTCATTTACTTTACTAACGGCTGCAATTAATAATGTCTGTATTTCATCTACTGGCATCTCAGTTGAGAAAATAGTAGTCGGCTCACAATTTCCTGTATACACATACTGCTTTGATACAACATCATAAAAATACGGAACTGCAATTTTACAAGCATCACCAGCAGCCATACGAGTTTTACCTCCACCTTGAGGGCACGATCTCATAAATAAACATCCTAATCTCGCACCTCTTGATACAGTGTTCAATCCCTCGTTATTCAAAGCTAAACCGACATCAGGAACTTCCATCAATTCATTTACCAAATCTGTCATGCCGTCACCAGCTTGAACATCTGTACTTAGTGTATTGGTACAATATTTCATATTGGGATTAATAACAAATGTTGCTTCAACCATTTCAATAATGTCTTGCTCAGTATAATTGTCAAACTTAATTTGTTCAGCTTCCATCTTTGAGGCATCTGCAATGGTACTGTCAAAAATAAATCTTGTATCGAGACCTTTTTGCTCATAATATCTAAGCAATGCGTATTTTCTTAGTCTGTGATAATAATAATCATAGTTCTCAATGGTAGCCATATCTCTTGCATTTGAAAGATATTCTATACCTTGATTCTCCTGAAAAATTGAATACTGTTCTTTGTAATTGCTTAGATATGAATCTATACTAAATTCATCAATTGTGGTGCAACCTTGCATATGTAGATTGTAAATTGCAACAAATAGCAATTCATAGAAGTTCTCTGTATTAAAATCAGTTCTATCCAATGGTCTATCAATATCATCTATTAAGGAAGAATCTTGTATTAAACAACCAATCGTATTCAAATATGCTCTTTTATCTACAAGTCCTTCATGTGCCATTATTTCACCTCTTTCCCAATTGACTGAATATCAATCTGTTTTATTTTTCTCCTTTTAGGTTGAACAATAATGGTCTTTTCTTTGTACATATTTGAAATATCCATACTTTCATTATGTTCTTCCAATTTATCAACCGACTCATAATACTGCATTGCTTCTGTGTGATAATATGGGACAATTCCAATTACATCACCAGTTAAATCTTTTTCAATGATTTCATGCAGATAAACCAGAGTCTTATACATACTTTCGTATGTAAAACCATAACGCTTGATATAATCTTCTGTTAAGGCATATACTTTTGTACTTAATTCTTCTCCTTCGATGAGACTTCTTAAATACTTATAATACTGTTGCTTTTTTGCATATTCCTCTTCGGATAATGCTTCTTTTAATTCGGCTTGAGGTCTAGCTTTTCTACCGACTTTTTTCTTTGTAGCAACCTTATCTATCTGTTCAGTTTTGTCTTTCTGCAATGTCTTGATTGCAATATTAAAACATTTTTTATGAGCATAGCGTCCCTTGTATGGAACGCCATCCTCATCTACAATTGGCTCATTGCATATTACGCATTTTCTTCGAGCTGCCATGTATCAACCTCTTATAAGTTATTCTCCTCAATGAAACTCTCAATATCATAAATGATTGCTTCAATAAGCTGTTCCTGACCTTTCTTCAGATCACTAGCCTTCTTGCCTTCGCCTAACTGATTTGCAACGATTGTCTGTAAATCCTCAAGATATCCATTATCAGCAAGCTTCTCTCCAAGTTTCTGTAGCTCGTCCATGAGGTCATCATATGATTTAACATCAACTGTTCTCTGTGCTTTCTGCTCCTCGTATGTAACTGCTGTGATTCCCTCTTCTCTCTCCTGAATCTCAATAGCCTTAATAATTACATCTTCAAGAGCTTCAGCAGTGAACTCCTCAATATAAGTAGTAGGAAGATAATCGAAACGAGAACGAGCAAAGAACTCATCTGTCTGCGCTAAGAAACCAGAAGATTTAACAACCTTACCGTCTTTATCAACACCGTTAGAACGAACATAAACACATAAGTCTGTATTATTGATGATAGGTGCTAACGCTCTCTTATCAGCCTTTGGTGAAATGTATCCATCCTTCTCCTGTGCATGTGCAATAAAGTAACAGCAATATCCAGCACCAAGTAACTTGTTAATCTGCTTCCAGAACTCAGTCTCATACTCTTTCCAAAGTCCATATCCACCATTTCCTTCTCCAATTGAAGGAGCTTTATACTTCTGGCAAATAAATTCCTGACAGTAATTTGCAGCCGCTTCAATCTCATCAAAGATAATTGTTGAATACATTTCTCTTGCCTTCTCTACTGTTGCAGGATCTGTAAGCTGCTTGTTAATCTTAATAAAGTCAGACCACTTTGTAATAGGACAATATGGAACACCAGGAATGGCATTAAGACCTGCCTCGAATGGAAGATAGAATGGCTTCTTCATACGAGTTGCCTGCTTAGTCTTTCCTAAGTTATTTCCACCATAGACAAGAATAACCTTGCCCTCTAAACCTTTTGCTACTGTGCTGACCTGTGGATTAAAAATATCTAATTCGTTCATGTAATTCTCCTTTATTTTCAAAAATATTTTCTTGATAAAAATGGTACATATTTCAAACTATTTCATTCGTACCTACAACAAAGTTAGATTAGAAACCTAAACTTCTACCATGTGCTGCACCACTTGGCTTTGCAGTAGATGCCTTTGCACCACTCTGAGCTTTAGCTTTTGCTTCCTCAAGACGATTTGTTCTCTCCTGAATTGCAGCCTGAATTGTATCAGCAACATATGGAACTTCTGGTGTGATACCCTCTTCATAAGGCTCAGAAGCACCAGTAATAATAAGATCACTCTTGTAATCTACTTTTACCTTTCTTCTTGGCTTACCAATCTTAACTGGAATCTCTGTAACAGTCTCAATTCTGTTATTAATAATGTCTCCATAGAACTCTACTGTCTGTCCTACTTCAAAACCAGAATCAACTGCCTGTGCTACTTCACCCTCTGCTACAAGATCAATTGGCTCAATTCCGTTATATGTAGGCATCCAGCCACTCACCGCAAGTCTTCCTGTTTCTACTCCCTCGTTATCAAGTTCAGGACTAATATCCGAAATAAATACCTCTACTGCGAACTCTGCATGTGGCTCAAACTCTTCATCAGCCTTTAATCTATTAAAGAAATTGCTCTTGTAAGATACAATCTTCTCACCATTCTTGCCTGTAAATGGGCTAATATCACCAGTGACTCTAACCTTTGTAGCCTCTTCCTCACCAACTTCTGCAATAGATTTGTACTCATTCATTACTGTCTGAATACCTGCATAAGTCTTATTGTCAGTACCAGCCTTAGTCTTCTCATTTACATTGACGTTGTACTTAACGAAATTAACATCAGAAGTCTTAACTGTAATATGACCTGTTACCTTATTCTTTCCATCCTCTGTTACAATCTTCAGATCCTTCTCACTAACCACACCTACTGCTGTTGCCTTTGCATTTGCCTGTCTTAAATTTGTTTCCTTTGTTGTTGTCTCTGCCATTTAAAAATGTCCTCCTTAAAATTAAAAAATTTATGTAAATATTGTTAATAAAACAATCTATCTAAACGCCCAAATGGACGGAACACAGAAAATAAATTTATGTAAAATCTATCTTCAACAGTGATTTTTGAGTATAAAAACCCAAGGGTATGCTGTTCTTCCACCCATACAAATGCTTTCCGCATTTATTTATTCTCTTGCTTTGTCTCGATTTTTATATAATTTTCGAGACATCTTGTTTTGGAATTTTTGAACTGAATTGTTCAAGACTGATTAGATATTATCTAAGATATTTCCTGTTACTTCATACATTTCCAAATCATTTAATTCACACCATGATTCGAAGTTATCTCTCTGAACATACCAACCAACATTCATTCCGAGAAATTCATTCTCACCATTTCCATAAGAGACTACATTATATAATTCTCCGTTTAGAATGTCGTTTTCAAAGATTAACTTGCCATTCTTATCATGGCTGCCAGTACATCTACATAATGTCTTTGGATCTATTTCTTCAAAACCATCGGTTTCACCATGAGAATAGAATACTGTTGCTGGTTCAAATATTATATAAATTTCTTTACCATACATATCTAAACCTTTTACATAATATCCACAAACCCATTGACCACTACTAATGCTCTTTGCTTTACATAGCTGTGTATCTAAATTCTTCATTTTCCACCACTTATATTCTCTATTTATACAGTAATCTTTACTTTGATAAGTCTATATGACTGATCAGCGTTTGGATATTTCTCTCTATCCACTTTACTGATAAACATTTCATATGGTCTAATCCATACTCTTTTATCCTTTAAACTCTGATATACAACCATTTTTTCTTCTGTTTCTGTATTAGTTCCAATGGCAACAATCTTATAGAAACCACCTTTGAAATGTTGTACTGTGTCTCCTGGTTGAAAATCTCTATCATACATGAATAAATCATCTACACCATTTGATTGCATATGCCCCAATATCTGAACATTCATTGTGATAAATTCACCATGTTTTAAAAGTTCGTCCTTTTCAATAAGTGCAGCTTTATCAATTAAATAACCATCTTCTTTTTCTTCACAAGTAACTATCTGACCTGACTTCCAATTATTTGCAAAATCTTCATTAAATCTAAACTGTGACACTTTTCTCACCTCACTTACATATTCTCTGTTACTATCGAAGAATATGAACCATTCCTTCTCTTGTACCCATTAAAACAGGTTCTTCACCATTAGCTTTCATCTTCCAATAAGCACTTTTACTTTTCTCCATTTCTAATTGATGTTTCAATCTTTCAATTTCTTTCTCGTAATAGTCATTATCGAACTTCTGAGTACCAATCTGTTTATAGTCTTTGGAAACGTATTTTACAGAATAATTTGATATGTAATCGCTTGTACCATCTGAATACTGAATTGTTGGCTCAAAGAACCCACGCTTTCTACATTCATCACAATGACATATATCTGAAATGTAACCAATTCTTCCATCTCTATTTTCTACGAAATCTCCGATATTAAATTTTATATCTGTTACATTATTCTCTTTTGGTATATGGACTTCTTCAAAGAAAAGGTTTACATATTCAATATTTTGTCTTGATCCGATAAATCTGTATCCTAAGTTTTCATATTCTTTAATTGTATTACGTGCATCCGATAATCTAACTCTTACTTCCATATTCTCACCTCCTCAAATTTCCCAATGAAACAGTGATTTATTTATATGGTAATGTTTCTAGCCATTGGTTAATATCTTCTATATCCATTTCTTCTGTTGTAGTTGCGTTTGGATAATAAAATGTAATGCTATTTCTACTTAACCCTTCATCAAGCAACTGTTTCAATACAGACAATGTATTTTCTACGCCAAGATGATAAGCTTGTTTCTGATCTTCATTATCAAATGATTTGTCTACACTTTCATTTGCTGAATCTATAACCATTTTCACTTCATTCGGAATATTGCATCCCCAAAACTGTATATCATCTTCAAATTCTGCAAACATAAAATCCTCCTTTATATGTTTATTCTCTATTTGATTTTCATTTTTATTGGAAATTGTGATTCGAAGGAATCATAGATAAGTTAGATTTACTTGCTAAATAAATATTCATCACATTTAAAGCCGTTTTTATTTAACCAATCGGATACTAAATGACGATGACAAAAATCTGTAGGCTTTTCATAGCAAATCAAAGCAATGTCATTTTCTCCAACATTATATCCATAGCAAATTCTTGAAAAATCTAAGACAACATCAGTAGCGTTTAATTTATTTAATACCTGCTCATTAAAGCACTTTATATAATAATCATTATCATGATTTTCTTTCCACTTCATAAAGAAGTCATATTTTGGTGCAAGCTTTTTATATTGCAAGCCTGTATACCAATTAGGTGCTTTTCCACAAATTGAAATTGGAATTATATTATCTGGTAACGATTTAAGTTTTGCAAAATAACTTGTATATATCACATTCTTACCTCCAACTATATATTCTCTGTTTTAATCACAATACACATAATTACAGCTATTGGATTCAATATTTTCTAAGTCAATAATCATTTCGCCATCTTCACGATATCTATCAATTTCAATATTAGAAATTTTAATAGAAGTGTCTGTCATTTCTACAATATTTCCTATGTAGTGATCATGATGATTTGTCACTTTATTGAATAACGTAAATGCAATATCTTCACCAACTCTAAAGTTTTTCTTGTTATCTGTTACTAATGTTCTTACTGTTTTAATGTTGTATTTCACAATCTCACCTCCACAACCAAGAAATGTCAGTTTCCTTCGACTCTATTTCTTCACTGTTACATTGAAAACTGACCTTAAAATACAGATAATCAACCAAATACCAGTTGCAATAGACCACTTAAATGTTAATCCAAAACACATTGTAATAAGCTTGATTATTCCACATGTGACAATCCAACTAAGTCCATAACAGAATGCCAAAATTGTAATAATAATAACTGCTGTTACTCCACCTTTTGTTAATTTTTCCTTCAAATTATTCATATGTACCTCTCTTTCTTTACTTTTATATTCTCCAAATACTTTTTCTTTTCTGCTTCAACAACCTTTTTGAAATCAAAATCGTCAATTCCATCATTATATGCTTTATAATTTTCGTAACTGTAAATCAGATTTTCCGCTTTTACTGCTCTATCTTTGTAATTCTCAACATCTTTTTTTAACTTGCGAATACCACTATTGAGTCTTTTGATTTCATCTAAATCAGAAGCATTATAATATTTGACCATTTTATAATACATAGAACGAACCATACTCTCCTTTAACATTTCTGATTGTTCTTGCGATATTTCCTGCTTTTTACATTTTCGATAACTTCCAAGAGATGATCCTAAAATTCCAATATGTTTTGGTGTATTTTCAAGTATGTAATCTTTATACTCATTCCACAATTCTTTACCAACTACCAAATAATTGTAATGACCATACCAAGACTTCTTTGCATCAGATTTAAAATCCTGAATAGTGACTTTTATCTCATAACATTTAATAATTCCTTTTGAATCCATTGTCATAAAGTCAACTATTTCATTTCCATGACCATTGTTATAAAAACCAATTGTTATTTCCTCACAACCATATATTCTCTTAATTCGTGTATCTTTTTGTAATGCAGTTTCAATATCTAATGTCTCTTGGCGTTTTGCCAAACAGTCTCACCTCCGATATATAATTTTTCATTCATTATCCTTGGAAACTATCAATATATCCGTCATATATATGCCCATAACTTTTTGGAATAAATGTATCTTTTCTTTTTTCTCCACCAGAATCATCTTCAAATATATAATGTTGATATCCCAAATGTTCCATTTTTTCTATGTCATCTTGATAAACATTTATAAATCCAAGATATTTTCCATGACCACAGCAACACCCGGTTGTTCTAATCCCTTTATTCCATAAACTCTCTATTTCATCTGCTAAACATTCATCAACCAGAATATTAGTTTTGTATTTTTTACTGTCATAATTATACGTAATAAAATTTTTATGTGGATATATAATTCTCTTCTTACAATTATATATCATTATATATTCTCTCCTTCCACTTCAATGAAATCGAAATTTACTATGTTTCATATTCTATTGCAGCTAACACTTCTCTGTACGGTGTTTCTCTTGTTTTTGTACTTCCCCATTGGGTATATGTTCCCTTTAAACCTGTGTTATATGGCTTTACAACTTCATACTTACAATATTTTGTAGAATTATTCAAAAATGCTAATCCTTCATGACAAGTCAACATATCATGCTGACGTTTTTTATCTTTTACTTCATATGTATCAAATAATTCTTTATACTTCTGATCCGACCATATACCAACTCTTGTATTTCTGATATCATGGCACACGTTTTTACCAACAAGTACCATGTTAGATATTCTCTCTTTCCCGACTTTTAAGACATAATCAGTTGCATTTACATCACAATTAAAATTAAATGTTCTTACTGTTTCTTTTCCTTTAAATTTATCCAGTTCAAACGAAGCGATGTTTGTACCAACAAAACCACCATTCATTACTAACCAGTCAATGTGATGCATTTTGATATAATCAGCAACAAGCGTTAATGCACCACCAACAAATACATATTTTGCAACTGGTGGCATTTTCTTTAATACTTTAATGCCCAAACTTTCAAGAATGTCTTTTCTTTTCAACCCATCTTCTGTCATTGGATATGGATCACATACAACACATTTCAATACACCTTCGTTATGAAGATAATGTGCTGCAACAACATCATCAACATCTTGGTCTAAATCTGCAATGTATACTATTTCTTTCTCCAATTTTTCACCTCCACATGAAACCGATATTTCTTGTCCATTTGTTACTATATATAGTAGTTTTAATTTATCCGACTACTATATATAGTATGTATTTTTATGAAATATACTACCTATTGTATTATTCTCTCTTTTACTTCAATAAAGCAGTAATCTCATCAATTTCCAGCTCTGTTTTCTTATCATCAGAAAGCAACTTGTCCAGTTTACTCTCCATTTTCTTCAAATCAGACTCTTCTTTCTTCAGACCAGATACCTCTAACTTACTCTTAATATCTTTAATCCATGCTGTCACACTGTATCCTGAAATTTCAAAATCAGGCATCCCAAGGTCAACTGCCGACATAAGATATGAATTAAGTCTGATAAGTAGCAACACTAATGCGTCATCTGAACACACGTTGAGATTAATTACCATACCATCCATATTAAGAACGCAATTTGTTTCAGGAATAAACCTAACCTTCTTCTCAGAAATTGATTTCTTCTTAGTTTCAATCTGTTTCTTTAATTCTAAAATTCTGTCATCATTTTTACTCATTAAACTCGTACTCCTTTTCATATTCTCTACCATTTGCTAAATATTTCTGCTTACATACTGGTTTTAACTTTTCAAAAACTGTTTCAATAGAAACTGGAATCATATGCGTCTGAATTTCTTTTTGACCATAACGTACTTCCACTTCTCTTTCTTCTGTCGGGAAAATATCAATTGCCTCCTTATCTCCATAATAGATATTCTTGGCACTATATTTATAAACAGTATATTTGCCGTTATCTTCTGACCTATATGGCGTTGTCATTTCATATTTAATATATTCTCCATCGTTGTTTATCATAAAGCGAACATTGATATATTTTCTTGTTATATCATCACCAGCATATGTATTAATTGCTTTTTTATAAAAATCTTCAAATGAGATATTTACAATTTTATCCTTGCTATCATCTATAGGGGAGAATTGATAAGATGATTTCATTGAATCATAAATTTCAGAATATTTAGATATGCATTTATCATCGAGACAACTAATAAGTTTGTTTTTAGGAACACTTTTGAATTGCTCAAATTCATACTTTCCATCGCTTAATCTTGCAAACCAATGCATTTTACCATATGGAAGGTTGTTAATTCCTTTATAAGAAATTTTTGTATATCCAAATCGAGTTGGTTCATTTGGAATATCTTCATAGGATTTAGTTTTTACCGTTTTACCATCCTGTATAAATTCATAACCATAACCATATGTTTCAAAACGTCCCATATAAATCCATTCGATATTTTCTTTTGTAAGATATGTTGCACCAAGAATCAAGTCTCTTGTCTTAATAGATTCATTGTTATGTACAATCTTATTATAAGCTGCAATCTGTTTATAGTCAGGTGACTCAACTGGCATAAGAACTAAATCCTTACCATCCCATCCATATATAAATTCTCCCTCAAGTCCCTTACCCTTGATACAATTCGCATTTTCGAGAATGTATAATAAATTTTCAATGGTAATTTCAAACTCAAATCCTCTTGGATCATATACTCTACAATAAGCATGTCTGTGATCCCATCCTGTAGAGTAATCGCCAGCTTTCTTATTTAGTACAAATCCTTCTGTTGGGACATTATCAAATTCATCATTTGGAATTTTATCATCACGCCAACTATTCCATGATGCTTCTTTTCTCAATTTGCCTATTTCGTCATAGTAAATGACGTAGGCAAGCTTTCCTGTGTAAGTTCCTGAACGATTTTGATATCCAACATTTATCGTTTTAGGAACAAAAATGCTACTGTTCATTCCATTATTCTCTCTTTCTTTGTGCAAAATTATTTCTAAAGGAAACGATATTTACCTATTCTTCGATTCAAATTCTTCAAGTGCTTTATAAAATTCGCTGCCTTTAATTTCTGTAAAACCTGTATCGTCATCTGGTGTAATAGTTTCATATTTTGTTGTAGAAATATTTAAATATAACTTATTCTCATACTCAAACCTTGAAACTGAATACCCACCTAAATGTAATTCTTTGAAATAGTCTCCTACTCGAATGGAATGATTGTTAATAACAATATTATTTTCAATACATAAATCTTGAAACTCTTTTAAAGTCTTACTGTTAGCTCTAAATTTTCTCATTAACGTATCAGAATCGCAGAATAACTTCGTTGGTTTCAGTAACTCTTTGCCAAATTTCTGATTATTTTCATCACAATCGGTAATATATAATCTTATATTATGCTTCTCATACTCTTTAAATGGGCGATTTATAAATCCACTTCCGCTAATATAATATTCTTTTCCAGCAATGCCTTTATCCTCGAAAAAATTATTTACTACTATTCTTCTTTCTTCTCCATGTTTTCTATAATCATTAATCTCTTTTAGGAAGTTCTCATTTGTTACAATATAAAATTTCTCCATTTTTTACCTCCACATTTTCTAAAGAAACGAATCTTTCTTGTTTTCAGTTCACATCATTATGTGTTTCGCCATCTGAGTAATAAATATTCCAATCCTTGAACAACTCAATTAACTTATCATTATCCCAATCATATTCATTACAATGTGTAATGGCGATTGATTTTTTATCTCCAAAGTTTCCTATATCTTTTGAGCATCTACTATATAATTCTCCTAAATCAAGTGTTCCATATCTTAATGTATCCTGGAATGGATTTGGTACATTTGTTTTATCAAACATATATTCGTTGATAAATCTCTTATTACATTCAGATGGAAATTTGCCAGCACCATGTCTTGTTAAATAAGTACGAGATACATAACAAGTTTCAACATTTATCTCATCATTCCATTCAACATTTTCAATTATTCTCTTGGGATTTTTTATACCTGTATTAGACGGTGTTAGATGTGGAAAATATTCTGTGTTGTTCTGATCAAGCAATAAACCTTGTGCAGCTTCAAATACAATATTGTCAAACTGATTTAAGAAATAATTATCTGATATAGCCAATGAGTGATTATTCATAAAATCCCAATCATCTAAAAAGTGTTCAAATATACCATTATCAAGGAATATTCTTGACCATTCATCTGTTAATATAATATTCTCTCTTTCGAATTGTTCTAAGTAATATTCCCTGATATGATTATCTACATCAGTTATACCAGCTTTATATCTTTTGATAGTTTCAAAAATTCCCAAGCCACAACTACCATGTTTATTTTTCCCACGATTTTCTTCTATAATCTGATTTGCCATCATATCAAAAGGTGTAGTCAACATACAGTTTTGATTAATATAAACATTCGGAATATATCCTAATTTCATCAATTCATCATATTCTTGCTTAAAAATAATTGGATTAACAATAAAATCCTCAGATAAATATGTACTTGCATGATTGAATGTTCCAGATCCAAAATGATGAAAAACATGTCTGATTCCATCAGGTGTCGTTACGGTATGTCCTCTCTGAGCACCACCATTTGAACAAACAACAATATTATTATGTTTCTGTGAGAAATAATCTGTCATAAGACCTTTTCCTTCGTCTCCCCAATTCGATCCCACAACAATCTTAATGTCTTTCATCTTTTAAATCTCCTATCCTACCAAGTAATTCCTTCTGAGTTAGAAGGTGTAGTAACTGCATCTGTTACATTATTCTCTGCTTCACTAACAATAATATCTACAATCTCATTTGTAATACTATCCATAGTTACTCTTCTAAAGTGTGTATCATCAAGATACTTCTTGTAAGACTTCTCAATTTCTTCTTCATCCCATCTATGACCATGATTTACATCTAAATGATAAATGTTAAACTTCTGAGAAGCTTCATTATATAAATCTTTTGTCTCCACATCTGCCTGAAGATTATCACCTGTTGCTTCAATTAAGCCACTTCTATAACCTTTTAATGGAAGATATGGATTTAACTGCTCATCACCCATTGTAATAATAATTCCTTTTCTTCCACGGTTTAAACAATCAAGCTTTGTGTGACGAGAACCGAAATACCATGCTGCTGTGTAGGATTCATAACTGTTTCCACCACCACCAAACTCAAAATAAATCTTATCAAGCTGTTCAGCAATACGAATATCTGACTCAAACTGTGAAGCCTGGATTGGACAGCTATCACAAGCTAAATCACCAATACCCATGATAAGGAACTCAACATCTGTAACCTTTTCATATAACTTAGTCATAATTACATTTAACTTCTTTGCCACTTCAACGGCAGCCTGTCCCATAGAACCAGTTACATCAAGTGCAAGAATAACTGGAATTGTGTTTGGATGTTCCTCTGTATCGCAACACTCTCTAATAACATTCTTAGGATCAAGTGCAGAATCAATATTTCTCGCCTTAAACATATCTTGATTAGAATAAGAACCGCTAATCATACCATCCGTTGAAACACTCATACCCTTTGTTGTTGAATAACTTACATAACTATCTCTTGTCCATGAACCGCATCCCATATTATGCTTCCTCCTCTTCGTCTACTTCTGTATCATCGTCATCATTGTCACTCATATCAAAGTCGAACATTCCGTCAAACATGTTACCCATATTTCCACCCATCATCATAAATGGTAACATAGAACTCATTCCACCATTTCCATTCATCATGCCAGTAGATCCATTGTCACCTTTCATCATCTGAGAAAGCATCATATACTTTAAGATATTGTTTGTGCCTTTCTTACCCTTGATAATGTCACTACCAAACATTGAAACAATCTTGCCATAAAAATATGTATTGCCCATAAATACATGTCTTTCAGGAAGTACAGTTTCGATTGTTGAGTCCTCATAATTAATGACCGTAATCTTTGTCTTATCAGCTTCAATAACACATCTAGGCTTGCCATTTACAAGAATAATGTCACCCTTCTCTACCTTATTAGTTGGAATAATAAAGAAGAATTCCTCCCCAATATCAAATACAAAGTTACTACAGTTTGTGAGCTTGCCAGTCTTGATGTTATATGTCTTATAACCACCATTTGTCTTAACTGCAATTCCACCATTCATAGAAAGTCTACACATTCCACTTCCTACCTTGCCAAACATACCATTTAAAAAATTGTTCATCATATTTATTTCCTCCTATGATATAAAAATTATTGTTTACAATTACTTATTCTCTATCAATCCATCCAAAGGAAAGAAAAATTTCTTGCTATGATTCAAACTGATAATCTTTGTTACTTACAAATTTGTCAATTTTTCCATCTTTGATAAATACAAATTCTGCATAAAAATCATCTGTATTTTCTGACATTGCACATGAAACATACTCATCAGATTCTTCATCATATTTTTCAAACCATCTCTCAACGCCATCATCGACTGTTGTATTTTTAAAAACAAAATATGGAAATTCATTTTCGTCAATTGATAGAATATCATTCGCTATTTCGGTAAATCTTTCAATGATATGTTCTCTTTTTAAAACAGGAACATTATCTTCTTCTGATACATCATAAGTATCATTTTGTTTTAAGAATTGCATAATAGAATCTGAAATAATTTGTTTGTCAGATGTATGAAAAATCTGTTGGTTCGACATCTCCCAACAAATTCTATCAGGTGTGTTATCACATTTATTGATAGCTTTATTAGTTCTTGTCCATACATCATTTCCATCCATTCCAATAATTCCTTTTTTATATCCATACGGTGTTTGGATGTAGTCATGAATATATTTGTCTGGCAAGACTCCCCAAATTATAGGAGAAAACCACCATGAGTTTTTATATTCAAATATCTCTTCTCCTGTATAATCTTTTCTTATTCCATAAATGCTACTGCTACTCATTTGTTCTCCTTTCTTATCCTTAATCTAACCATCTATTATCCAAATAATAGAACCCAAACACCATTCCACCAATTAAAATCACCCAAAAAATCCAGAAAATAATAATTGGGAAATCAGATTCTAACCTTTCTATCGTCTTATCAATAGTCAAATTATTATAAAATGATGTGTTATCAGAAATAGTTTTATTTCTCAAATCTGTAAAAATTGTTCCTTTATATTCAGTACCAATACCATAATATTTGTACCTCACATGACTTGATTCATTGATAGTGTCAATATAATCAATACCAGGTAAATCAATTTTATTACTTGTGAAATTTACTCCACAAAATGATATTTCTTTACACTTAATATCTTCACTTCCGACTCTATCCCAAGTCCAATATGTTTCTGTTGTATAATAAGTTTGTGATTTGCCATTAACAGTTCTTGTATGAGCTACTTGTCTTGTATGCATTGTGTATCGCTCTTTGACTCTTTCTACATACATATATTCTCCACCAATTTCAGGATATGTAACTGTATCTACTGCTTTCAAGTCACCATATACAAACGCATTACCAACATTTGTATCCATTCCATATTGGAACATTTCTTGACTTTCTATCTTAACAGCTTTGTTATAAATTTCATTTTTATCCATTTGGTGTTCTGAAATCTTGGAAGAAATCAGAATACCAAACAGAATCATAAC